ATGAAAGAAACAGAAAACTTTGATGTTTTTATATGCCATGCAAGCGAAGACAAAAAAGGCATTGCAATTCCAATATATGACGAGTTAACTAAACTTAAAATTTCAGCCTTCATAGATCATGTTGAGATAAAATGGGGCGACTCCTTAATTGAGAAAATAAATGCAGCACTAGTTAAATCAAAATATGTCATCGCTATTTTATCTGCTAATTCAGTCAATAAGGAATGGCCTCAAAAAGAATTAAGGGCAGTTTTAGCCAGCGAAATATCGAGTGGCGACGTAAAACTTTTGACCTTATTAAAAAAAGAAGACGAGGAGGTCGTAAACCTATCATTACCTTTACTTAGTGATAAGTATTATATGGTCTATGATAATAATCCTGAAGTAGTCGCCAACAATATTAAATCACTCTTACAACGATAATTCTCTCACAAAAGCAAATGTGCAGATTGATGCGTATTAAGTATTAATCTGTACATACAAAAAATCAATAAAATAATATATTTTTCATAACTTGTAGGTAACAACAATATATGTCGTAACGAATAGTTGGATAACCTCTATACCCTATTAATCAACCAATTAACTCTATGTAATCTCGCAGCCTCAAAACCCGACTATTGTTCTCTTAACAGTCAGTTCACGTTCCATTTCGGCCTGAGCCCCATAACATGGAAGAAAAAACGCCCCCAGTCAGTCCAGCTTTCAGACAATCAGTGTGTCACCTGCCGATAATATTCTGAGTAGTTTTTTCAGCCCAGGCCTTTCGGACTTTGTACCACTGATTTTATCTTCAAAATCAGCGCGCATACTTCGTAATCCAGCAAGCTCTTGTATATGACGTTATTATGGCTACAGCAGTAACGATTATTCCATAACAGGTACTGTAGGCCACTCAATATCAGGTGCAGTTGATGTATCAACACGGTTCAGCAACACCCGATACTTTTTCCAGGCTTCCAGCAACAAGGTTTCTTCCTCCGTTGCGATTTCCAGCTCAACAACAGTCTGAACGTACCGGGAACAGCCTCCTTCAGAGCTTGAAGGATATCAATGTTCGCTTCCTGTTAACTGCCGGACAAGTGCAACCAGTTCGCTTACCTGATTTTCCAGAGTGCTGATCCGGGTGCCTGCTGTTGCCAGATTTTGACGTAGCGTTGTGTTTTCCTCTTCCAGCGCGGTAACGCGATCATCTGTTTCACGGGCGACCTGAACAAGTAAACCCGTCACGGCGGCGTAGTCAACATTAAGATAGCGCGTTTCTTCGCGTAGCTTGTTGCCGTCAACGGTCGGACCTTGCAACTCTTCACCATAATGAGTAAACGATCCCACAGCTTCTGGTATCGCCTCCATTACTTCCTGTGCAATAACGCCAGCATAAGGCAGGCCGTTTTCCTTGAGCGTGTAGGTGTAACCGTTCATTTTGCGGATTGCTTTCGTCGCGTCGCTGATAACGCGAATATCGTCTTTAAGGTCGCGGTCTGATGACTGATTCAGCGTTGTGCAATTAATAGCGCCATTTACATCAAACAACTGGCCTGCTGGTGTTCTTTGCGCATAAAACAGATACGCAGCAGACGTTGCAACCTCAAAAACGTTTTGTCGATCACTTGACCCCCAGACCGCGATGCTAACTGGCAGTTCTGAATTACCTGAATTAAGTAAAGCAAAACGATTGCCAGTCCCTGTTTGTTTTCTAATTACTAAATCGGCAGTTGAGTTAACCTCATCTTTGTTGATGGTTAGCGCCTGCGCTGTAGCACCGTTAACAGTGCCACTTAGTAGTTGAACCGCTCCATCATCGCCATTTAACAGCACTTGAGCGCTGCTTCTGTGGTTTTTCAGGAACAACTTTTTGCCTGTGCTTTCTGATGTGCCTACCGACCACGCCGAATTGGTTCCAGTGCTATCAACACCACGAACGGTACAATTCATGCTGCCATAATCTGACGTACTTCCAAGCACATCAATCCGCCCGCCACCTAATTTTGATGGAGTCGTCGAGGTTAACGACCTGACGGTTACATCCTGATTCCATCCGGAAACAACAACCTGACTCCACGCTGTCCAGTTTCCATTAACAACAAAGCGAACGTATATACGTTTTGTGTCGCTGTTAATCAGCGTTTGCATGTTCGCATAATCTGAATCCCTAACCTTACGAGTCGATTCAACACGGAGCAAAAAGTTACCTGTTACGCCGTCAGGCTTGTTGGTGATATTTGCACCACCTGCAGAGGATGGACAAATATAGTATTTAACTGCCCCGGCATCTGACTTGATGATGGTCAGGTTGTTAAGATTAACCGTCTGGCCGTCAATGTTTTCCGGCTCGATGGCTCCTGCTATCCCGGCACTGAACGTAGCAACGGCTGAAAACGCTGTCGTACCTTTGAAAGCCAGTTGACCACCAATCGTTAATCCCTTGTCGAGTTTCGCTTGCGTGATCAATTTGCTGTTTTGTTTCTGATCAGGACTCTCACCAAAAGCCAGATCCCCATTAGTATCAATTCCAAGATACTTTGGGTTCATGTTGTCTAACTTAAACCCAATGGACACATTTTCAGAAGAACCAGAACGCGTTAAAACCAACGGCGTGTGCTGTACTCCATAGATGCTGAGCGTAGTTGCCGATGAGTCAGTGTCGGTATTTGCAATCTCAATCGTTCTGCTTTTAATTTTATACGCTACTGTGAGATCACGGACTTCAACCCTCCCGTCGTGACGAACAACAAGATCCCCTCCTGATGTCCCCCCTGCTGTCTTTGCCCTGATGCGAACTTCGCCAAGCGAATCAGTGTTAGGACCAGCATAGATTATGCCGCGCTCTGTGTTATCGCCAGTATAAAACCGCAAAGCGGTGACTCCACTGTCTGCCCGCAGGAAGACTGACGGTGTACCTTTTTTGATTGTCAAGTCACCGGTCATTGTATCGCCGGTTTTTTTTACCTGCGCATCGTTCGTTACGTTGCCAAGTCCAACATCCGATTTCGACGGCTTGTTTGCCGAGCCGTATAGCTCATTGACGCTAAAAGTCCCGTTGTTAAGCCGGGCATCGTTGCCGGCATAGATCTTAATCTTCGCGGTTGAGTAGTCGATATTGATCGCTGACCACGTATCGCCGCACCGCGAGAATATACCAGAACCGTGGCTATAAATGGTCGCCGTGCTTCCGGTCGGCTTATCACCGCGCCAGAAATGACCACCTTTGTCACGCAGAGCTTTTAAGATCTCTACATCGCTCATCTTGCCGTTTGTTGATATCCCGCTACCGCCAAGACCGAAAGCGCCTGTAAGCATAGCATTAGAAAGACCCAAATCTGCTTTAGTCGGCTTGTTTACCTGGTCGTAAATCCTTACAACGTTGCCTTCAATATATCCAGAAGGCGCGGCGGTTTGCTTAACAAATCCGTCTGGAATGTATAATTCCGTGCGTGCCGTCTGCGCCAGTACCGCAACCTTTGCGCCGTTGATAAATGCGCACTGGAAGGCCCAAACCTCAATAAAGCCATCACCTTTAACCAGGCCGTAACGCATCTGGTTGTTATCGGTCAGCCCGGTTGACCCTAAGCGGCGTATACTCAGATGACGAGAAACATTATCCGCACTAAGCAAAGAAGGCAGACCGCGCGCCGAGATCTCGATAAAGTCAATGTTTCCGTAAGGGGAGCCGTAGTTACATGCTGCACGGCGGTGATGGCATACGTGCCGTCATCGTTCTCACGGATACTCACGCAGCGGAACAGGCGCTGGCGCAGCGTCGGCAGCTTCAGCCCCCATACGCTGTATCCGGCAACGCCGTCAGGAACACGGCTCACTTTCACCTTCACGCCGTCGGTGACGGACTGGACCTCCACGCTGACCGGACTCCCCTGCCCGTCAACCAGGCTTATCAGCGTGGTACCGGAAGATGGCAGCGTGATTTCACGGTCGAGCGTCAGCGTCCGGGTCTGGCTGTTCACCGCCAGCACGCGCCCGCCGGTGCTGATACCGGCATAGTCATCATCGCAGATTTCAATGACATCGCCCGGTACATGGCGAAGCCCTTCGGCACCCACGCTGAAGTCCACGGTCTGCGTCTCCAGCAGCTCCGTTTTAATCAGCCACAGCCCGGCGCGGTGTGCCTGCCCCCGGCTGGTACAGCCAAAGGCATCCATCTTCGTGACGTTACGACCGTAACGGAGAATGGCCTGCGTGTCCTCCACAAGCTCTGTCGCCGTCTCCCAGCCGTTATCCGGGTCAATCCAGTTCACCTCAACGGCATTATGGCGGTCTTTCAGGGCGCTGAAACTGTAGCGGAACGGCGCGCCATCATCCGGCATCACCACATTACTGCGGTTATAGGTCCACACCTTATCCGACGGTCGGTCCTGCACGAACGTCAGCGTCTGCCCGTTCCATACCGGCATACAGCGCATCGCCGAGCAGAAATCGCTGAGCACATCCCACGCCTTACGCTGTGTGGTCAGCCAGGCATTACAGGTGATGCGCGGCTCCGTGCCGCCAAAGCCGTCCGGCACTGACTGGTCGCAGTACTGGCCGATAAGATACAGCGCCCATTTATCCACATCCACCGCACCAAGACGTTTCCCCATGCCGTAGCGCGGATGGGTCAGCATATCCCACAGACACCAGGCCGGGTTGTTGCTGTATGCCGGTTTAAACGTTCCGTCCCAGATACCGCTGTATTGCCGCGTCTGCGGGTTATAATTCGACGGCACCTGCAGAATACGCCCGCGCAGATGATAATTACGGCTCACCTGCTGGCTGCCGAACTGCTCCGAGTCCACCTGCACGCCGACCAGTGCCGTGTTCGGGTAGCACTGTTTCACATCGATAATTTCGGTGTATGACGACCAGAGCGTTTTGTTCTGCAGCTGGTCTGTGGTGCTGTCCGGCGTCATCCTGCGCATCCGGATATTAAACGGGCGCGGCGGCAGGTTATCCACCACCACCGAGGCCAGATACTGTGAAGTGGTTTTACCCTTAATGGTGATGTCTTTTTCCGTCACCCAGCCACCGTTACGTTGTATCTGAACCAGCAGGCGGACTTCCGATGGATTCCTGTCCCCCTTTGAGGTGGTTTCCACCAGTGCCTGCACGCCGAAAGTAAAACGCAGACGGTCAATGTTTGCCGACGTGATGGTCCGGGTGATCGGCGTGTCGTATTTCACTTCCGTACCCAACACCGTCTCGGAGCCGGAGGATTCAAATCCCTCCGGCGGAGTCTGCTCCTGCTCACCGGCCCGGAACACCACCGTGACACCGGCGATGTTGGTATTCCCATCACTGTCCAGCACCGGCGTACTGTTCAGCAGCACGCTTTTTAATCCATCCACCGGACCTTCAACCGGCCCTTCGCTGATGGCATCGATCACACTCAGCAGCTGCGTGGACTTCAGGTTGTCCTTCGCTTCGCGCGGGGTATGCCCCTTACTGCTGCCTTTACCCATTCCTCACGCTCCATAAATGACAAAACCGCCCGCAGGCGGTTTCACATAAAACATTTTGCATCAGCGACCAATCACCACAACCTGACCACCGTCCCCTTCGTCTGCCGTGCTGATCTCCTGAGAAACCACGCGAGACCCCACGCGCATTTCACCGTACAGAACCGGCAGAACATTGCCCTGGGCAACCATGTTATCCAGTGAGGAGAAATAGGTGTTCTGTTTGCCGTTATCTGTACTTGCTGCCGTGGGCGTCCTGGCTTTCGGTGCCAGCATCTGCGCCACTCCGCCCAGGATCATACTGGCCCCTGCCGCATACATGCCCGATACAGCCGCGGCACCCAGCCAGCCCACAGGGTTCCACCATGCCACCGCAATCAGCGCCGCCCCCAGCACCACCTGAAACACACCTCCACTTTTAGCTCCCGCCAGACGCGGCACGATGTGGATCACGGCACCATTTGCCAGCGGCTCATTAAGACGGGCAGACAATTCGGTTTCACCTGCATCACGCCCGGCAATGCGTACCTGGTACCAGCCGTCACTCAGTTTCTGACGAAACGCCGGGTTCTGCATGGCCAGCGCCCGGATGGCTTCGGACCCCGTTTTCACTCGAAGGTCGATGCGGCGGCCAAATCGTTGTAAATCCCCGTAAAGGCAGATGCGTGCCATGCCCGGTGCCACGTCCATTGCAGCGCTCTCCAGTACGTTTGCATGTTTCGCTTTATCGAACAGACTTACATTATCTGTGGAGATTTTCGGGTTAGACGTCAGAATGGCATAAACCAGATCGGCAATAGTGGATTTCGCCGCACGGCCCAGTTTCATCGGGACATCGGTCAGCATATTCAGATCATCATTGATAATGGCCTGACGGGTGATACTGAACAGCTCGCCATAGGTCGCCAGTGCAATAGTGGCCTGTTTATCTCCGGTGGTGACGTATTTATATTCCGCCCCTTCACGCACCTGACGCAGAGCACTGAAGCCCCCCATACCCACACGATGGGCAATTTTAAAATCAGACAACTGACCTTTCCGCGTCCACTGTTCATAGGTTTCAGGGGCATCTTCCCAGCCCTGCAGAATGGCTTTGTTCGCAACATCCAGCAGAATATTACCGAAGTCAGACGTACTGTGTGTGAACGCCGCACCGACCATCTGCATCGGGTTATAACTGGAAACCCCAATACCCCGTTCAGTCAGTGACATACGGGCATATTCACGCAGGGTCATCCCGTTGTAGACATTATCACGTTCGGTTTTTTCAAATCCGGCACGCGCCATCAGCGCCTGGCGGATCCCGTCCCCCACAAAATTACCGTTACCGGCATAAATATGAGCCGGGGTATTTTTATTGGATGGCGTGGACTCGCGCCCCATCTCGTTCAACAGCTTTTCGCGGGCCTGCTCCAGCGAACATTCAGGATCGGCAAGACACTGAGCCTGCAGCGTCTGATAACGCCCGCCAAACATGGCAAACAGATCATTAATACCGTTTACACGCGCTTTTTGCTCTGCCAGTACCTGCGCACGGATGCTGTTTTCATCCACCACGGGTGCTGCTGCCTGCACTGGCGTCCGGGAGGCTTCAGGTTCATTATCCTGTACGCGTGGAGCACTGTTGCGTGGCGGAGTAATCATGTTTCGAATGGATTCCGGCATCTTTTTAAATTCCTCTGTACGTTTTGACTGAATACATGCCATTGCCTTAACGGCTGGCGTTACCTGATCAGCAAATCCATGTGCCAGACATTCGGCACCGGACATCCAGGTCTCATCCGCCAGCATGGCAGCAATTTCATCGGTGGTTTTCCCGGTTTTCTGTGCATAAGCGGGTAACAGAACCGCCTCAACTTTATCGAGCAGGTCGGCATAGGTGCGCATGTCCTCCGCATCACCGCCCGTAAAGCCAAATGGTTTATGAATCATCATGAAGGTGTTTTCCGGCATAATGACCGGGTTTCCCACCATCGCAATGACCGACGCCATTGACGCCGCCACACCGTCGACATAAACGGTAATGGACGCACCATGTGTTTTCAGCGCATTAAAAATGGCGATGCCTTCAAAGACATCGCCACCCGGTGAATTAATATGGAGATTAATGTGGGTGATATCGCCCAGTGCATTCAGATCACTGATAAACTGCTTCGCTGTAACACCCCAGAAACCAATCTCGTCATAAATATAAATATCCGCGTCACTCTGGTGACCAGCCTGCATCCTGAACCAGGAATTATTCTTCGGACTGGTCGTCGGTGTGCTGCGGCTCCTGTCGTTTCGTTGCGGCACTGCTGCCTCCTTTATCACTGGCCGGATCGGTATCAAATACCAGATCCAGCTTGCGGTTTTCATCAATTTCGGCCTTGCGCCGACGTTTGACATCATCCGGATTTTGCCCAGATGGCAAACTCCCGTCTGACATCACTGGCCGGAATGAGTTGTGCCGTTTCCTGTTCAAACTTAAGACGCTCACGTTCAGACTGATACCAGGCTTTGCGCTCATGCGCGTCCATTTCGCCTTCTGCAACCGGCGGTGGTAATGCCAGAAATGCCGACACAATATCAACCACCCGATAAAGCTTGAGGTTGCTTTCATGCCCCCCTGCAACGGGTAGATTTTGCAGCCTTGCCGCAGCAGTCTGGCGATGTACACCTGACAATGCCGCCAGTTGACTGATATTCAGCGTCAGATTTTTTAACTCTCGATCCATACCCGCTCCAGAATGTTTTAAACATGCATCTTGCGAACAACTTTAGGCAAACGGTGTTAGTGATGAACAAAAAACAATCAGAATCGACACCATAAAAATAAAATCACTGTAATATCAATCAATTACAGTGGTGGTGATGACGAATAAAATTTCAAAAACTAGCCTTTTTCCGCGACGCTCCCGCCCCGTGGCAGGCCACCCCACCGGGAGGACCCGTCAATGATGAGAGTAATTCTCGTTAGTTATGTACCTTTCCAAGGTAACTACAAATCACAAAGTGAATATTATTTTCGATGTATTTGCGGAGGACGTTAAAGATGAGAAGTGACTTCAAGTACTCTAAATGCCGCGTAAAACTTTTCAATCAAAATAAGAGGTTTTTTTATGAAAAAACAAGATATTATCCCTTATATGTTAAAAGTAATGAATGAAAAAGGAAAAGTTGCTTTCCAGCCAGCATGGTTCCCTGAGAACGATAATCATGAAGAAACTTTCGATTCTCTTTGCGAGTTATACCGTGAAGGAAAAATCACAATGGAAGGAGGTTATTACTTCGATCTAATTTTTATCCTGTAATCTGACTATCAAAAGTATTATCGCAGGCACTCAGTGAATGCCTGCGGTAATGCCGTTCGTGATAAGCGAGGTTAACAAACCATTATCAAGCCCATCCGTAGATAGGCTTTGTAATGAACTGGCTCTTATCTCAACGCAGCCCCTTACCGCGCGCCAGATGTTTAACCTCAAGCATCAGCAATGAGATGTTTAATCTGGATTCACTCCAGAAGTGATCACCATCCTGTCTACAGAGCCAGATGTGAAGGATGATGAGTAAAATTATCGCTATCATCGAAGGCATTGCGTCCTGATGTATTCCTGAAGCGTTCTCAGTGCTGTTTGGTCGCGGATAATTCCGTCCCGGATACCGAGAACGTTTCGTCCAGCAACTGGAGAGAGTTCGACGGTGGCATCATTGCCCATGCCGGAGGCGCTGGAGGTTTCGGCTGAGGATGGCACAGGGCATTTTCCTTTGACGAACACCCGACCACCATTATCAAGCTTGCGCCGAAGAGCATCATTTTCAGCTTTCGCATCAGCTAACTCCTTCGTGTATTTAGCATCGAGTGCATCAGCAGAACGCTGGCGCTGCTGCATGTCAGTAATGGTGGCGGTCGCCTGCTTCAGCTCTCTGACTTTTTTATCTCGCTGTTCTTTGTAGGCGATGGCGTTATCACGGTAATGATTGACCGCCCACGACAGGCAGACGATGATGCAGATAACCAGAGCGGAGATAATCGCGGTTACTCTGCTCATTGTTGCCCCCACAAACAGACTTCACGCTCAATCTCACGACGAGTCATCAGGCCTTTCCATTGCTTACCGCCAGCGTATATCCAGCGACGTAGCTGGTCACATGCGCCTTTGATATCGCCCTGGTTTATTTTGCGAAGAAGCGTCGATGTTCTGAAATTGCCAGCACCCACGTTGTAGACGAACGAGTACAGAGCGCCGCGCGTTGTTTCCGGTATATCGACTTTGATGTACGGGTTAATTTGTCTGGCAACCGTGGCAAGGTCTTTATTCAGGAGGGCTTTGCATTCTGCTTCGGTATACGTTTTACCGAGCATGATGTCTTTTCCGGTGTGTCCGTGACATACAGTCCATACGCCAACGATATCTTTGTATGGTATGTAGCTGACACCTTCCAGGCCATCGTCACCACTTGGGCCAGTGATTAACACTGATGCTATAGCAATTGCTCCGCCACCAATAGCAGCAGCAACTGCTTTTCGTAATGATGGAGGCATTATTCACCTCTCGCAGCCTTGCGCTTATCTTCTTTAATCTTGAAATAAAGGTTTGTCAGGTACGTCAGCAGGCCAAATACCAGACTACCCAGCACACCTATTGCCGCCCACTGTGAGGGCGTGACTTTATCGAGCAACTGTAAAAACCAGTACCCGGCACTACCTGCTGAGGTGCCATAGGCGACACCCGTTGTTAACTTATCCATGGATTTCATAACCCCACCTCGCAGATGCGGGTGCTGTGTAATGGAAATAAAAAGGCCACCTGACGTGGCCACCAGATTATTTCCCCACCAGCTCGTTTATCTCTTTCACTGTCTGGTTAAACCGCTCTGACTCAAGCTCAACACCTAAGGCCCGACGCCCCAGCGCCATTGCTGCTTTTATTGTGGAACCGGATCCCATAAAAAAATCAGCAACCAGATCACCAGGTCGACTACTGGCATTGATTATTTGCCTGAGCATATCCGCCGGTTTCTCACACGGATGTTTACCCGGGTAGAACTGAACGGGTTTATGCATCCAGACATCGGTATAAGGCACGGAGACTGATACGGAGAAATAGCGCCGGAGAGATTTAAACTCATCCAGCAATTCAGAATATTTGCGATTCAGTGAATCATAAGATGCCACCAGCTGGTGGTGTGGTTGTTCCAGTTGTTGTTCCTGAAACTTCTCTGCCGCTATACGGGAAAACAGTGCCTGTAACTTCCGATAGTCAGCCTCATTCGGCAACTGCCACTGACTGGCACCAAACCAGTGGGAAACCATATTTTTCTTACCTGTGGCTTCGGCAATTTGTTTTGCCGTTATACCCAGTTCGGCACGAGCATCCCTGAAATACGATATCAGCGGTGCCATTATGTGCTGTTTGAGTTCCCTTTCTTTTGCCGCATAGCCGTCACTTTTGCCGCGATATGGCCCCTGGTAATGTTCAGCAAACAGAACGCGCTCTGTGGCAGGAAAATATGCGCGCAGACTTTCTTTATTACACCCATTCCAACGTCCGGACGGCTTCGCCCAGATGATATGGTTAAGCACGTTGAAACGTTCACGCATCATGATCTCAATATCAGATGCCAGGCGATGCCCACAGAACAGGTAAAGGCTTCCGGCAGGTTTCAACACCCGCCAGAACTGGGCCAGACAGTGGTCCAGCCACTTAAGGTAATCTTCGTCCCCTTTCCACTGATTGTCCCAACCGTTGGGTTTCACCTTGAAGTAAGGCGGATCGGTAACAATCAGGTCAATGGAATCATCAGGCAGGGACTGAATAAAATGCAGGCAATCAGCGTTGATTAAATCAACACTGTTTATTTTTACAGTATTTTTCATGGATCAGTAAGCGTAACTCTGGTAGGCTCACTCTGCTTTTGCGCTAAAGCAGTGGGCCGTGGTTCGCTTGTGACCAGTAAGCATGAGCGAATGGCTGGCAGGTGCTACCAACACCCACCAGCCGCCCATTTTCACAAATTAAAAGTCCTTCATTGCTGAAGGCGTCTGTAACAGCCGAACTGGTAATCTGCCAGCCCCGCCATAACCAACTGGGTCAGTATTAACTGACAGCGTTCGCGTGAAAGATATGTGTTTTGTGCAATCTCCCCGACTGTTGCCGGTTCGATGCTTAATTCATTAAAAACAACTTTCGCCGTTTCTGTCATATCTTGCTGTTTTAGCATGTCTTTTTTCCTTCTGGTTAACATGACATACCAATAACTCTTGTCTAAAAAGCCAGCAAGATAAAAAGTCAGTATTCACGACCACCAGCGTGTTTACCGTACTGCACCAGGTTTACAGGTACAAAAAACCCGCTCGACGGCGGGTTTAAGTTGTGTGGCGAAGTAACCACTCTTAACACAATACAATACTTTTTGCGTACGCGTTATAGTTTTCTTACAATCAACTTTCAATTAAAGGAACGAAAACATGACTACACTCAAAGAACTCAAAGAAGAGCTTGCTCAGATACAAGATGAACACGCTAAGAACAGAAAAAAGGCTGAAATTGCAGCTTTAACCGCTTCCGCTGACAATGAAATCAGACTCGCTCAGAGAAACATTGGATACAATGTACGTGAGTGGACCGTTGAAGTCATTATTCAAAAGTATGGTGATAATATTGAAAATGACAAAAACGAGCTTTTTATTCCAGATTATCAACGTGATTACAAGTGGGATACAAAAACAGCCTCTCGCTTTATAGAAAGTATTCTATTAGACTTTCCAATACCTTACCTTTACATTGCTGATGTATTTAATGAAGACCCTGAATTAGATGGTAGGGTAGAAATCATTGATGGTTCACAACGGATACGCTCTATTTATTATTTTTGGAACGATCAATTTGAGTTAAAGGATTTGAAAGAGCTTAAAAGTTTAGAAGGTTTCAAATTTTCAGATCTTTTAGCTAGCCGCCAAAGAAGATTTTTAAGAGCTTCACTAAGATTTATTGAGTTGAAAGGTGATGTTGAGGAACAACATAGAAGAGATTTATTTGAAAGGATCAACTCAGGTGTTAAAAGATTAGAAGCGATGGAAGTGAGGCATGGCTCAGATGCTGCTACCTCAATGTTCTATAAAGATGTTGTGACCCCATGCTCAACAAACTCACTTTTTTCCCAACTAGCTCCATTATCAGACCGGAAACGGTCGAATGGCGATCATCGTGAGTTAGTTTTGAGATTTTTTGCATATTTAAATGATTTAGAAAACTATAAGGGATTTGTCCGTCCCTTTATTGATAATTATTTAAATGAACAAGCAGCAGCTGTGACTACTCAACAAGATGTTGATAATTTTAAACATGATTTTGAAATGATGCTTGCTTTTGTTGCTACCCATTTCCCTATTGGCTTTAAAAAGACCGCAACAAGTAAAACCACCCCACGAGCCAGATACGAAGCCATTGCCGTGGGAACTGCACTTGCATTAAAAACTAACCCACAACTCCAGAGTCCAGCCGTACCTGTAGGTGAATGGCTATTTGAAGAGGAATTTGAAACACTTGTTACTGCTGATAGTGCAAACAATACCAGCCAGCTAAAAAACAGAATCTTTTACGTTAAAAATAAGTTGTTAGGGATTTAAAAATGAGTCTAATTGATTTACGAGATGAATATGAAGAAAGAGCAAGAGACATTATGGAACTGCTTTCTCTTGCATCATCTATAGAGATTCATACTCAGCAGTTAGATCCGCAAGCGCATCAAGATGAAATAGAATCTAATATCCTAAGGGTAAATATTTTAAAATCATCCGTTCATATGATGCTATATAATCAAGTTGAAAATACTGCCAGAGGTTGCATCGAGTCAATTTATGATCATTTACAAGATAATGAGGTGAATTACGCATCACTCAGGGAGAAGCTTCAAGTAAATATATTACATAGAATTGTTTCAGATAATGAAACAGGGCAATCCCTTTATAAAAAGATAGGCACTGACATTTCCAAAAGAATAATTTCAGCCTCATTGAATATTCGTAAAGAATTCAATGGTAATGTTTGCAAGCCTGTATTACACAAAATAACGCAGGCTTACGGAATAACTATCGCAAACTCACCTGAATGTAGAAATGGTATTGACTTAGACTTGCTTAAGGATATCAGAAACGAACTCGCGCATGGAAGTACTAGCTTCTCTAAAAAGGGGCAAATTGACCCCTTAGAAGAAGTTAAGTCTAGAGCAGAGAGAGTTGATCTATATCTTCGTTTATTAATAAACTCAACTGAAGATTATATTATCTCTAACGGATATTTATCCCCTCAACATGCCTAACAAACGTTCTCCCTATTACTTGGCCAATTATAGGGGGAACAGCATTACCAATCATCGTTCCTAACTTTTGGAATGAAAAAGGCGTATTTTTTCCAATAAATTTATAATCCATAGGAAAAGATTGTAAAATAGCAGCTTCACGCAAAGTTATTGCTCTATTTTGCTCAGGATGTCCGAATCGCCCATTACCATATCCATAACATTGGGTAGTTATTGTAGGACTAGTATCGTCCCAAACCATCCGTCCATAAACACTTTTATAGGTAGCACCTGAATGCTTTTTATGGCAATCCGCTCTAATTTCTTCAGGCCAATCATCCCACGTACCACCTGGTAAAGAGTGCAAGATTCGTTTAAGGTTAATATCCCTTAATTTAGGCGAACGATGCAATGGATCACTTTCGAGTTTCTCCCCTGCACCTATTTTTGGCAACTGACCAATAGCATCCTTTACTGTAACTTTACGGCTTACTTTTTTTTGATCAAGGCTGATTGGCCCCAATATGGACCCAATTAGAATTAATCTACGTCTATTTTGAGGCAAGCCATACTCGGAACATTTTACAACGTCGTACCACAGATGATACCCAAGAGTCTTTAATACACTAACAAACTCTTCAAAAACCTTATGATTTCTAAGTTGAGGAACATTTTCCATAGTCACAAGCTCTGGCATGACATCACTTACAATCCTCTGAAACTCAGATAAAAGACGCCACTTTGTATCATCTTTTCTGCTATTTGGATTACGATACTTGGAAAACGGTTGGCAAGGGGCACAGCCTGCAAGTAATCTAATATTTCCTTCCTTGAACATAGCAGACACATCGCTGGATTGCAGTTCAGTAACTGACTGGTTAATGAACTTCGTTAAGGGATTATTGCTCTCAATAGCGAAACGGCAGGACTCATCAATATCAATGCCATGAGAAACTTCAATCCCGGCTTTTTTTAGCCCAAAAGTTAAGCCCCCTGCGCCACAAAAAATGTCTACTGCTTGAATGTTCACAAGATTCTCCGTTACTTTACCCTGGTATTATATACACATAAAAGTTGGGAAAGTAGAATGATTTTACATAGCACTTAACTCATTGTATTAAATAAAAAAATGACAAGCATCCATCAATAAACCCCATAGCTGTTTGCATATCTTTTCGAACTGTTCCGTCTGAACATTTCCGCTTCTTTGCAATTGTACGGAGCGAAATGCCAACAACAAAGTGAGCAATTATCAGCTCATACTCTGCCGGCTTGTATTTACGCAACCTAGCGACACAACCGTCTATTATGATGCCCTCATCATCATCGCACTGAATCCGGGACTTTCTGCCATGAGGTAAAAGCCGCTTGAAGCCAGCAGCTACCGGTTGCCAGTCCACACCACTGTTTTCTGCAGCAGCCCATGCCCCCCAGCGGTCCAAAACTTCATACATATCACGCATCAACTTTCTCCACAAAATCAGGCCAGCACGCCAATTGCCAGCGCACGATCGATAAAACGAAATATCAGCTCCAGCTGGGAGCCATACATCTCTTCAAATGCCACGGTATCTGCATGCAGCTCGTCGTGATGCTTTCTGCACAAAGGCAACACAAAGAGGTCATGCGCTTTTGTACCCATTCCACCCTGACCGTGACCTATCAGGTGGTGGGGATCATCAGCAGGCTTTCCACAACATGCACACGGCTGTGTCTTAACCCAGCGCGTGTACTTTTCATTAACCCAGCGGCGACGTTTTGGGCGTAACATAAAAGACTCCGGCGACTCCGGATCCACTTTCAGCGCCAGCACCTTTTTCGCCTTATCCTGGATGATGCTGGTAGCAGGAACCGAAGGCACAAGGTCACTTTCCCGGGTGACAGACGGCACAACAGGCTTCGGTAATCTCAGTGCCTTACGGGCTGCACTTTCCGGTAAGGCATCCGCCAGGTCATTACGAATCAGCCACCAGCACAGTTCCGGCATTGTCACAACGTGACTGTCATCAAAACCGAGATCCCGACGCACAACAGACAACACCCAGCGGGCACAGTTATCCGTTGCCATTGATTCCAGCCGTTCCGTGAACTGATCGCGCAGCTGGTTATCGCAGTGCCAGCACAGACGGATTGCACCCGGAGCGTGTCGCATTGTGGTCATGTTCTCGCTGTGCCAGTCGGAATGAGGCCACTGGCAGCCTTTTTCACGAAGTAACCAGCTTTCAAGACATTCCACGCCACCAGCACGACGGATCACTGCCTCATTGCGGAACACGGCCCAAACGGCAGGATCATCCGCCAGCGGTTGTGACGCCGCGGGAACGGCACCACTGGCGAAAGATGAATAATGCTCCGGCTCAGGCTCCAGCAGGACACGCCCCTGCATAAACAGGGGCATCAGCTCTGAACCGGGCCTGAACAATACGATCCCCATACGCGGGGCAATTTCAGGGGTCAGTAGTGCTCTCACGGTCACCTCAATGAACGGTATCGAGCAGCTTTAACAGCTCAGGGAATCGGGATTCGAAGAAATGCGGCTGCGTCTCGCGCGGATTTGCGGGACTGGTGATGTTCTTGCCGAACATGCAGCCTTTCGCTGTCAGCGACCAGAATTTTTTGATGTTGTTAATCGCGGTACGGCTGTATCGTTCGCGTTGTTCAACGATCCCCAGCTTCGCCATCTGGTGATATGCCTGATTAGCCGTCAGGCGGATACCATACTGTTTCAGCAGTGCACTCAGCGACAGCGTGGGGCGGCTTGAGCCATCAGGCGCGTCAGCAGGAGCATCAATGGCATAGCGCGGTGCCAGATTCGGTAAGCCAACAGCCTCCTGGAGTTTCTGACAGGCACCAAGCACTGAAGAGTTAGACAGGTTTAATTCCCGGCGCATAAAGTCCAGCAGAATCACACCAGCCTGCATCTTGTCAGCAGCCTGTCCGGATAATTTTTCCGGTGCGCTGGTTACCATGTCGAAAGTACGGATCACCTTCAGATGGAATGACGGGCTGATCCACATTGCATAGGCATACACCAGTTCCTTGCAGACATACGTTCCCCGTTCATTTCCCCCATGAATCACACTCACCGGGTCAACACCCAAATTCTGGGTGTTGGTCAATTCATGAACAAGCTCAACAGTTTGTTGGCTGGAAAGAAACTTTCCTGGCTCCTTGGTTCTGGCATTTGCACCAGATGCTACTGCTGCGCGATGCAGATCGTTCAGGCTGTAACGCCCATAAGCATCACGATGAACTTCAATACCATCAATGACCATCAGATTATTCATACTTCGTTTCTCCTCTTAATCAGGCGGCTGCACCCGCCGGTTTCTCATACTTACTGATAGTGATCTCGACCTTCCCTTTCGGGATAACCGGTCCCCACTCCACCAGCATTCTTTTCACCTGTCTGTCGTCTTCCCACACACCCGCGTGGGTCAGGGCGTCAAACAGAGCCTTGTTATAGTTGTCCAGATCGCGGATCCGGTTATCCGGAGGAAACAACACGATCTCCACTGAAGCAGGTGCCGACGTTGGTTTCGGCAGACGACGTAACTGCTCAACTATTGCTGCGCACGCCGCGCTCTGAAATTTTCGCCCCGCCTCGCTTATCAGGCTCTTACCAGCAAATGCCCCTTTGTTGGGGTGTCGCCAGTACGTGTTCACACTGGGCGGGAAAGGAAGGATCAACTTCATACTTTCAGGCCCCTCTCATGTAACCAGTGGGCTGCACGCAACCTAGCGTTCTCCTCACCGGCAAGCAGTGCGCGGATGATACCGACCGCTTCGCTGTCGTCGTCCTTCACTGCGGTATGAAGCGTGATCCCCCGGGCCACGCCACGCTTTATCGTGATGACGCCTTTTTTCTCCAGTGCGCGAAGATGCTCCACCGCTGCATTCACTGAACGGTATCCCAGCATGGTTGCCACCTCCTGATTGGTTGGCGGGAAGCCACGTTCTTTCTGGTAAGAAATCAGCATATCCAGCACCTGCTGCTGGCATTGAGTTAACGTCGTCATGCCGCCATCTCCCTGACCAGTTTTTCCGCCTGGCGAGTCAGGCACAAAATCACCCGGGAATCGTTAGTGCCGACATAGAAATTGCGCACAGGTCTGGTTTCACGAACTGGTTGTGGTTCCGGCTCCTGCGCTCTCTCAGTCAGGCGCGGGAAATGTCTGCGTGTATCCCCTTCACAACGGTGAGCCACACGCCCACTCTGACGTAACTTGCTTGCTGACTGCAGAACGCGCTGCCGTGAGTAACCTGCAAAAGCATCCGCAATGTCTCCGGAAGTACAGCCCGGATGGGCTTCAATGAATTTCTGAACTTCATTCAAAAGACTCATGCTCACCCCCTGAATCCTGCCGGGATCTGGCTGTAGTCCACGCTGTCGTAACTGGATTTGAAATACGGGTCTTCGCGTTTTTCTGTGTATGTGCTGATGGACGGCGATAAGCGCAGGGAAAGCTCATCCCATTTTTCCCGCAGCTTCGACGGGCTGAGCACGTTACGGCACCAGAACGGATCGCGGCTGACGCGGCTGTACATCTCGCAGATTTGTTTGTGAGTACGACCATCCTGCACACACATCAGGCGAATTTCGTTTGCCCAGGCTGTCCAGTTCGGTTCTTTGGGACGAACCACCTCGCCGTCACATTCGGCGGCCTGCTCGTACAGGGCAATGATTTTTTTCCAGAGCCACTGTGCGCAGGTCAAATCATCCTGCGTTCCCCACTGGCGCTTTTTAGGGCTGAATACAACCGCATCAGGATGGCGAGTTAAAAAATCCTGTTCAGCCGTCTGCGTGTCCGGTTGCGAAGCGTCCGGACGAGAAGGTTTTTTATCTGACGGATCATGTTTTGATTTTACTGACGGATCCCCGCCAGATTCTGACGGGTGAAAACCCGCTTTTTTGCCAGATTTCGACGCATCAAATTTTGACGTGTCAGATTTTGATGCGTCAGATTTTGACGGGTCAGAATCTGACAGTTGAGAAAATGCCGCTGCCTGAAGCTTCGCAACGTTAAGCTGATAAACATTCGACGCATTGCGGTTACCCTGGCGACGCGCCTTACGCGTTAACCAGCCTTCTGCTTCCAGCCGTGCGATAGCCGTTCTGACGGTACTCATCCCCGCGCCAATCTGACGGGCAATAGTTTCAATTGATGGCCAGCACACACCTTCGTCATTACTGAAATCAGCCAGGCGGGCCATAATTGCCACGCTGGATAATTTCATGCCTGACGCAGCGCAACCATCCCATACATAGCCGGTTAATTTAGTGCTCATGACCGACCTCTATTTCCCTGAATTTACGACGAAACTGTTCGAGCGGGCTGAAGCACTCATGCTCATAGCCTTCACGGAGGTAGATAACCCGTTGTGTTTCCGGCTCCCAACGAATGACTCTGACGGGCACTCCGTAGTGATCTTTGAACCAGCGGTTAACTTGTCGCAAAGGACTGTCTCCTTCTGCCGGTTGAAATCCCCCACAGCCCACTCAGCAAAGCTGTGGGTTACAATTTCCCTGTCACCTGGTACATTTACTGCATAGCAATACTCCACCTTCGCTTTTCCACCCGGTACAGGAAGCGCAATCAGTTGCGAGCGACGGTAGTGTGTTGTTAAACTGTTCATGCGTTAGTTTCTCCACAACCAGAAGCAATCGACGCCACGACGCCCGGAGCTGCACACTCGCGGGCGTCATTACTTTCTGAAACGCAAAAAATTTTGTAGACAAGTGCTGCATGCTCCTGCAGCTTCGAAATTGAGAGGTACAGCTCGTCGTTAATTGCTGTCTTCTCATGCGGTTCCACTACACCGTCTTCGATTGCCGAACGAATCTGTTTTGAATAACTGCCGATCTGTTCAATGACTTCCAGTAAACGCTGGTTAATATCGGCATTGTCCACATCCTCGACGTCAGGAAGAGACACAAAGACGCCATTTGCAGACTGCGCCACAGCGTCGGCAATGAAGTGAGTGCCACCAGCACGTTGTAAAATCATTGCCCATCCCAGCGGGAAAATCTGATCGCCATCGGCACGAAGGCGGTTAAATAATGCGTTCTCTGTTACATCCAGCCACTCAGCAGCTTCAGCGTAACCCCCCGGCAACGCCGCGATAGTTTTTCTGACAGCTTTCACGTACCACTCAGGCTGTTTTTCCACTTTCCAGTGATGATTACCCACGGCTTACCTCCTGTTCCTGTGGTTTAAACCCATTCTGGTTTTGGCTAGATTGAAAACGTGCCGGATAAAGAATCTGCATTTCGCTGATTTCACCCTTAAAAAAATTGGCCAGACGTTCTGCAAGATCGATAGATGGAATTTGTTCCAGTCTTTCAATACGACTCAGCGTCGCTGGATTGACCTGAACGCCAGCAGCAACATGCTGCAAAGTAAATCCGTGCGCCTTACGCACATTCCGTAATGGTGATTGCATATAACCTCCACATATTGCGTGATAAGCATATTATTTCACGCAAATATTTTGCGCAAGTTGATTTGCTTAACGCGCAATAAAGAAATGTAATAAACGCATGAACATAGGAAACCGAGTCAGACAACTTCGCCAGGCGAAGAACATGAAAATCGCCGATCTCGCTGAAGCAATAGGAGTGGATGCGGCGAATATCTCACGCCTGGAAACAGGTAAGCAGAAACAATTCACTGAACAAGCCCTGAGTAATATTGCCAGGAGCTTAGGTGTTGATATTGCTGATCTCTTTACCTCAGACGTCAAAAGTAATACTGTATGTAAAAACAGTATTAGTGAGGATGTTGCGCAGGTGAAGGATGTATTCCGTATTGAAATGCTGGATGTCAGTGCCAGTGCGGGAAATGGCCTTATCCAGGGCGGTGATGTCATTGATGTGATTCATGCCATTGAATACAGAACTGATAATGCTGTATCGATGTTTGGCGGACGGCCAGCCAATCACATTAAAGTTATCAACGTTCGTGGGGACAGTATGTGTCCAACCATTGAGCCAGGAGATCTCATCTTCGTTGATGTCAGTATCAATCAGTTTGATGGAGATGGTATCTATGTATTTGGTTTTGATGATAAAATTTATGTCAAACGACTGCAAATGATACCTGACAAACTACTGGTGATTTCTGATAACCAGATTTACCGTGAATGGGGAATTACCAGCGAAAATGAACACCGGTTTATGGTCTTTGGAAAGGTCTTAATCAGCCAGTCACAAACCCTTAAGCGACACAATTAACCCTTACCTCCTCATCAATTAGCCACCCAAAGGTGGCTTTTCATTACCCTTTAAATTGCATATCTCGCAACAAAAACACTTGCATAATGCGCAACTTCATTTTATCTTTCTTTCCAGACAAACAAACAAGGTACTAACAAAATTTGGTTGTAACACGGCGTATGGCACATGCGTCGTTAGCGGTCTGGGGACGTTAAAGGGGACAATCCACTCCTTGCTCGGGCAAACAAACCAGGTAGCCGGAATGTGCAAGTCAATGATGATGCTGATAAGACGCCTAACCAGCGTGGCGATTCGGTTTGACGCCTGGGAAGAGACCAGGGTGCAACGATGAGGGCATTTATGGAGCCGCGACAAAGTGTGGTGCCGTAACTGGCTAAGTGCTCTCAGCGTTGTGGTAATCCGCGAAATGGCGCGGCGGTAAGTATGGCGGGGTTACTCTTTCCCCGTTGAGGACACCGGATTGTCAGGTTGACCATACGCCTGAGTGACAACCCCACCACAACAGCCACTGCTTTGGCGGTACCAGTTTGTACCCTTGCTTCCGGCTGGTACCGCTCTTTTTACAAAACAGAGAAGAGCATCACCGGACGACGGGCTCATAACCCAATCCATCCGGGCGGCTGCCACCGCAGGTGTTCTTCTCTGTTTTGTGGAGAAACTAACCGACCTTACAGGGTCGATATGATGAGGAGCAGCAAAATGGCTAGCGAACGCAGTACTGATGTGCAGGCATTTATCGGGGAGCTGGACGGCGGCGTATTTGAAACCAAAATCGGCGCAGTTCTCAGTGAAGTCGCTTCCGGTGTGATGAACACGAAAACCAAAGGTAAGGTCTCACTCAACCTGGAAATCGAACCATTTGATGAGAACCGTGTGAAAATCAAACACAAACTCTCATATGTTCGCCCGACTAACCGCGGGAAAATTTCCGAAGAAGACACCACCGAAACGCCGATGTATGTCAATCGCGGTGGTCGCCTGACTATTCTGCAGGAAGACCAGGGACAATTACTGACTCTTGCCGGTGAACCTGACGGAAAACTCCGCGCAGCAGGTCATTAATATCGTTCTTAATTAACTGATTATTTATCTCATCACTGAATATCTTTATATAGTGAGGACTTATTATGTCTCAGAACTTAGACGCAACCGCAATTAATCAAATCCATGCCCTTATTTCTGCTCAGGGTGTTAATGAAATTATCAGTAAGATTGGTGCCGATGCTGTGGCATTGCCTGAGAATTTCCGCATTCATGATCTGGAAAAATTTAATTTAAATCGCTTCCGTTTCCGTGGTGCGCTTTCCACTGCCAGCATCGATGACTTTACCCGTTATTCTAAAGATCTTGCAGATGAAGGCACCCGCTGCTTTATCGATGCTGATAATATGCGAGCCGTCAGTGTGCTTAACCTGGGTACTATTGATGAACCAGGTCACGCAGATAACACCGCCACTCTCAAACTGAAAAAGACAGCACCGTTCTCTGCCCTGTTGTCTGTTAACGGCGAGCGTAACTCCCAGAAGTCACTGGCAGAATGGATTGAAGACTGGGCCGACTACCTTGTGGGCTTTGATGCTAATGGTGACGCCATTCAGGCAACAAAAGCGGCTGCGGCGGTCCGTAAAATCACGATTGAAGCAAACCAGACCGCTGATTTTGAAGACAATGACTTCAGCGGCAAACGCTCTCTGATGGAGTCTGTCGAAGCGAAAACCAAAGACATTATGCCAGTAGCATTTGAGTTTAAATGCGTTCCGTTTGAAGGCCTGAAAGAACGTCCGTTTAAATTACGCCTCAGCATTATCACTGGTGATCGCCCTGTACTGGTTCTGCGCATTATTCAGCTGGAAGCAGTACAGGAAGAAATGGCTAACGAATTTCGTAATCTGCTTGTTGAAAAATTCAAAGACAGCAAAGTAGAAACCTTTATTGGTACTTTCACCGCCTGATTTCATTACTGCAAATGCCCCTGCGGGGGCATTTATGGAAACGTAATTAACTCAATAATCGCCTGATGGCGAGGGTTTTCTTTAACCAAAATTCAGCGCGGTGCAGCGCATATACGTGGAGAACAAAATGTCATTTATTAAAACTTTTTCCGGGAAGCATTTTTATTATGACAGGATAAATAAAGACGACATCGATATTAACGATATCGCGGTTTCCCTTTCAAATATCTGTCGCTTTGCCGGTCATCTTTCGCACTTCTACAGCGTCGCCCAACATGCGGTTCTTTGCAGCCAGTTGGTGCCGCAGGAATTTGCTTTTGAAGCGTTAATGCATGATGCAACAGAAGCGTATTGCCTGGACATTCCCGCACCACTGAAACGCCTTCTTCCTGACTATAAACAAATGGAAGAAAAAATAGACGCCGTAATCCGTGAGAAATACGGGTTACCCCCAGTTATGAGTACGCCCGTGAAATATGCCGATCTCATCATGCTGGCAACCGAACGCCGCGATCTCGGGCTTGATGATGGCTCTTTCTGGCCTGTACTGGAAGGTATCCCGGCAACAGAGATGTTCAACGTGATTCCACTGGCACCGGGCCATGCCTACGGGATGTTTATGGAACGCTTTAACGAGTTATCGGAGTTACGCAAATGCGCATGAATGTTTTCGAAATGGAAGGGTTTCTTCGTGGGAGATGTGTACCGCGAGATCTGAAAGTAAATGAAACAGATGCTGAATACCTGGTGCGTAAATTCGATGCGCTTGAAGCTAAATGTGCAGCACAGGAAAACAAAGTAATACCAGTGTCAACTGAACTGCCACCAGCAAATGAAAGTGTTTTGTTATTCGATGCTAACGGAGAAGGCTGGCTAATTGGCTGGCGTTCTCTCTGGTACACCTGGGGACAAAAAGAAACCGGAGAATGGCAGTGGACATTTCAGGTCGGGGACCTTGAAAACGTCAATATCACTCACTGGGCAGTAATGCCAAAAGCACCGGAGGCTGGAGCATAATGACCACTTTCACCGATAAGGAACTGATTAAAGAAATCAAAGAACGAATCGGCAGCTTAGACGTGCGAGACAATGTTGAGCGCCGTGCTTATGAAATTGCTCTGGCATCACTGGAAGCAGAGCCGGTGGCGTGGCTTCATTCAGACAATGGCTTAGGTATTCCGGCAATAACCAGGAGCAAAAACATTGCTGACAGTTGGTTATCAAAGGGCTGGTATGTTCAGCCGCTATATATGGCTCAGCCAGTGTCGGTGGTGCCGGATGCTCTTCCGTCTTTAAATAATGGCATAGTCGGCTTTGATGAAGGCTGGAACGCCTGCCGCGCCGTCATGCTTCATGGTGCCGAACCTGTAAGCCAGACTTACAAGTTGAACAAGCTGTCGGGCAACCCTCCTGTAACTCCGGATGGTTGGATAAGCTGTAGTGAGCGAATGCCAGAGGACGGTCAGCACGTAATTATTTTATGTGATGGCGCATTCGTTCTTTATGCGCAATATCGAGACGGTGAGTTTTTTGATGTTGTCCGCAATGGTGAGGAGTTCTTCGAAACGCAGAGCCGCAATGTAACCCACTGGATACCGCTACCGGAGCCGCCGCAGGAGGTAAATTAATGAACAACTTAATGACAACAAAACAAGTCGCCGAATTCTGTGGCGTTTCAATATCGACGGTGCTTCGCTGGAACAGCGTAAACCGGAGAACTGGCAAGAAATACAGACCAGACTTTCCAGATCCTGATATTAAATCCTGCCCAAATAAATGGGCATCACAAAAGATTTACAGGTTTGCAGGAGTCATTGAGTAATATGCCTTAGATCAGATGTAAGCTGACACACCACTATGGCACAGAGTCAAACCTAATCTAACTACCTGCTCTGTGCCAAAAGAAGATACTACTAACATAAGTATAAAATAATCAACGGGACACAGCTCATCTGTACTACTCCACAAGCGGGATAAGTTTTTTACCTGTGTCTTCAAAGAATGAAAACGAAGACCAGCGGTAAGTATATAAAAAAGCCACTTTGCCTGCATGTTCTTCGATAGCTTTTTTTAAATATGACTTGCGTTTACTGACTTCTGGAAATTTATCCGAAAAGATAACTATTGCTCTTGATGATAGTCCACCACCATTCCGCATAAAGAGAGTAAACTCACTCAATCTAAGCATATTGAAATTTGCACAATTCGCTACATCATTATCAAACTTAGCAACTATACTTTTTATTTTGTCATACAGACTGACCATATCCCTAAAAATATTTTCATCTGCCAACTGAATATTTCTTTCATTCAACTCTGTTATATATTTATTATCATCCACTATTCCAATAGGATATCGAGCATTTAAAACTATATCTCGAGACGCAACTTTCAATAACTTCAGTTCGTCAACGGTTAATGGCAAACCTAAATCAACAGCCATACAATCAAGTTTATGCCCATAATTACAAAACTCATTTTCAATAGCTTTTTTTCTCGCACCGAGATTCATTAGAAGAATCGCTGACTTTAACAACATTTCAAAAGCATACCCCAACATAAGTCTGCTAGTTTGATCAGTTGCCGATGCGATATCGATGTATTCATGAACAATAGGAGATTTCTTACTTGCTGCCCGAAGCAATTTTTTGTTTCGCTCACCTTCACTTCTCAACAGCTTCGCAGATAAATACAGTTTTTTAGACTCTGTTAACCAAGCCTTTCGATCAAATATACCTTTCCCATTTTTCTGCGTGATTATCTCGCTCTGCATCAATAACTCCTATGTTATTAGAACCAAACCTGCCACTAATCAATTGCAAATCTCGTCGCTGTTATTTTGACCAGACATTACATTGTCTCCATTTGTAAAATACCACTTAACTAACTTGAATGAGAAATTGTAAGTATTCCGACAAAACAGACTATCAGTTGGGGTCTGAGCTAGCACAAGTAATGATCGATTCAACCCTCTCCCACCACGCCTGGTAGGCTTTACGCTGTTCTTCTAGATAATCGCTCTTGTCATAAACCTGCCAAACCCCTGGCAGTTTATGGCCGAGCATTATTTCTGCAATATGAGGAGCAGTAAGATCAGAAAAGTTTGTTCGTGCTGTTCGCCTCAAATCATGAAGAGACCAATGAGGGAATTGATACCCCAAACTCCGCCATGCGTACTGCATTAAATTGTAAGGCAGCGACTGCAATGATGTTCGACCAACGGGTTCCCTGCTTCCTTCCTTAGTAAAAAGCATATCGGAACCATTGTTCATAGAGATAGCGTTCTTTATAAGCTCCTCCACCGGTTCAATAATGGGCCTCTTTAGCGGTTCGCCTGTTATCTCCCCAGTCTTATGTCGTTCTGGTGGTACAGTCCATACCTTATTAATGAAATCAAAATCGTCCACCCTGGCAGTAATTAGCTCTGAACTACGGCAGCCAAAATGCAGCAATAGCTTAATGAAGGCCCGGTATTTAGGAACCATTCGAGAACCATCGATCGCAGCATAAAGGATTTTAATTTCATCATGTGTCAGAAACCGTTTCTTCTGACCTTTACGGATATCCATATCTTTACCCGTGATATCCGACAGCGGGCGAGTTTCAATGAGCTTTCTCTTATACGCCCAGACATGGGCCTGCTTTGCGTTAATTAGCAATCGGTCTGCTATTGCTGGAGTCTTAGTGCTAAGAGGCTCCAGGACTTCTAACCAATCATGCAATGTAGCTGCATCGTGAGGGATATTCCCGATTTTAGAGAACAGGTGCAGCTCAAACGAGCGGAGTATCTGTTCAGAACCTTTTTTATTTTTTACACAATATGCTTCATACCAGGCACGGATCACAGACTCTACCGTCATGGCTTCAGTAGCTTTTCGTTTTTCAGCCTGCTTGACAAATCGTGGATTACGGTTTGACTCAAGTTCACCACGGAGACGAATAACTTCTTCTCTGGCCTCTTTTAATCCAGTTGCCGGGTAAGTTCCGATATCAAGACGCTCACCTTTCCCTGCCCATTGATAACGATATTGGAACACTACGCGACCTTTCGGTGATACTCTGACAGACAGACCATCACGATCGGATTTAACCAAAACCTTATCACGTTCCTTTCCAACGACTGAACGCAACCACGCATCAGACAGCGCCATTACTCACCTTGTACAAATCGCAAAACACCTCTGCTGCTTTGTACATTATGTACAAGCATATGTACAGATTTTTGATGAAAGCAACCTGATCGATTTAAAGCTACATGAAAGAATTTTCAATTAAAGAAGCCACATAACCAAATGTATTTAAATGAGTTATATGACTCAACCTCAATTAACTGAAAGGATTTTGAAAGAATAAAAGAGCTTTAAATTGGGCTTAATTATTGGGGTGAGAAATAATGGCAAAAGTGCGGCGCTTCGCCACCTCTTGCAAATAAGGAGACAACGTCATAATTCTTTCTTCTTGAGTAAGCGGCATCGCGCCGCGCTTGTTGAAAACGAAAAATTGCGGCTATTTTACCCATCAACGGGGGGGAGGCAA